TTAATTAAACAGTACCGATAATTTCTTCAAAACTAACTCCTGTGCGAGTAGCAACAAAAGTCAATCCAATAAAGTTGATTGATCTTGCGGGTTTGATGTAGATATCAGCCTTGAATTGATTTCCATCAATAACATCAGGAGTGTTGTTTGACTCATCGCAAACAACAACGAAATCAGTAATACCTCTTTTTGACTTCACGTCACGGAGATAAGGTTCAACGATATTGATGAAGTTTGCTCTGGTGATTGTATCATTAAACTCAAAGAGTTGTGCTCTTGCTGCTCTTTCAATTGATGATTCAAGTGTGAGGAATAAACGACGAACGTTAATTCTATCAAATGCCGAAGTGTATGAAAGGGCAGTCTTATCACCAAATAGAATAATACCAGCACCAGGAGAGAAAATAATTGGATTAATTCTCTTAGGATAAAGAGTATCTCTTTGTGCTTGTGAAGGATTGTAAGCAAGTTTAACTGCGTTATTGAGTGCTCCTCTGCTCGCACCAGCAGGTGAGAACCAAGGATACTGATTGATTGATGTTCTAGCCATCAATCCAGCAACGTCAGCATTACAAGCAACATATCTAAACTGATTATTAAATCTATCATAAATGTACTTATAACCAGTATCAAATACTGCGTAAGATGATGAAGTTAATGGGTCAAAGAAATTAACAATATTGTTAGTTTGAGTATCAGAGTTTGCTACATTAACAACACCTGCTCTGTGTGGTGAAATTGTAGCAACGCAGTCCTTACGAATATCTGCGATTGCGATTAATTCATTTGCCTTTGCTTGTGATTCTTGAATTGAAGCACCACCAGAAGGACCACCAATCAAAAAGTCAATTTTATATTCTGCTGGATTTGTGAAGTTTCTGTAAGCACTAATTACATCTGATAAACCAACTGAATAACCACCAACACTACTAACTCCAGAATAATCTTGACCACCAGTTAAATTGTAGATAGATGCTCCAATACAATTGAATGTACTGCCTTGTGCTGTTAGACCCCAAGTAGTATTAGATGCTGATGTAACACCCGATACTGTTGAGAATTTTGTTTTATCTCCAGTTGGAGCAAGTCCAGGGAAAATATATTGTGAATTATTGGCAATAATATCTTTATAGTAATTTGCTTGCGATGGAGAAATCTTCGCATCTAATGCTTTAGATACATTGGTATATTTCTCTAAGATATTACCAGCACTACCAGTTACTGCTCCAGTATCATCAACAACAACGACGTGAAGTTCATCATTTCTTCCACTTCTCTCAGAAGCATATTGAGAAGTTCTTGGTCTTGGTGCGATATTTTTCCAATAAACAGTAGCATTTGATAATCCTAATGTTTGTTCATTATACCAATCAGAAACTGATGTTGATTCATGTTCAGTATCATCAGTAGTATTATAAATTCCAAATGTAAATGTACCAGCACTAAGTGGAGTTGAACTCAAAAGAATTGTTGACTGTGCTATACCTGCATTTACAGTTGTTGAACCATATCCAGCAAATGTTGTATTAGATGCTAAAACACTATCAGTACCAGCAGTTGATCGAATTGTGGCTCCAATACTAATATTTCCAGGAAAAGTTGTTGTTGAACTTATAGGGTTCATTACTGATGAACCAATAGAAACAACACCTTGAAAAGTTCCAATTCCTGAATTTAAACTAAAACCAATACCAGTAGAAACAAGATTACTGCTATTATTCCTGACGTAAACAGTTACATTATTCGGAAAAGCATTTACACTTCCTTCGGAGTAAGCAGTTTCTGTAAATACAGTTGAACCAGCACCAGAAGATTTTGCGGTGATTTTTACATCAATTGAACCAGCATTAACTTTGGTAATAATACCTTTAATAACTCCTGTTTCTGTTGTTGTTATTCCAATACCAGCAACTGTTGCAGAAAAACCAGCAGTAACAGCAAATCCAACACTTAAATTGCCAGTAGATGCAATGCTAAGTCTTTGGTCTGCTGCGGCATCAATAACACAAACCTTCAAGTTGTTTGCCCAAGAACCTGGATTTTTAGCAGCCCAAGCCCAAGCAGTATCAGTAGAATGATTGTTATTATAATCTTCTGTTGATTCAATTTTGAGTGTAGTTCCTGCGGTCGAACCAATCCCAGTAGAATTTGCGTTGTTTAATGCTGTTCCATTACATCTTACAACTCTTAGAATACCACCGTAAGAAAGATATGAAGAAGCACCTAACCAATATTCATATTGTGCGTCTGATGAAATTGGTTTTCCAAATGTATTGAGTAAATCATTCTCTGTTTCAATTAAAATAGGAACATTGACTGGACCCTTTTGGAAAGGTCCAGCAATAGCTCCAACTTGATTGTTTGCTGCGGTAATTCCACCAACAGTCAAATCAACTTCTCTTATTCTGACTCCTGGTGATACTAAATTTAACGCCATCTGTTTCCCCTCGTGAAGAAGTTCATTTTGCCTAAAAGTATTTATAAATTGTTATTCTTCAAATGGGGAAACAATACGTGAACAATTACCAGTCTGGGTATTGAGAATCTATAGATTTTTGTGATTGTTTTTTTTCTACTATTGATAATTCTATTCACAGTACATTCTTTACATTCATATGAATAGGCAGATGGAAATCCTCTTCTATTTTTTCTAGTCAAATAAAAATCATTTAGTAAATCTTTTTTTATTTTACAAGTCCTGCATTTTTTTTCTTTGAAGAGCAAATTATCCAATTCAAGTTCTTCTTCAAACTTCATTATTGATATTCCCACATAAAAGATCTATCTCCATACTCATCCAAATGCCACCTATCACCGTCATTATCAACAAATGATGTATCATCACTCAATCCATCAGACATAAAACCAAATGGAGCCATATCTTGTTCGATTTGGTCTTTTTGGTCTTCATATATTCTTTTACGGACATCATTATCCGTCATCTCCTTGAAATAATCCTGGACGACTAACCAAGCAAAAATCACAAGACACATCGCAAGGTCATCATTACATCCTTCTTCTGCTTCAAATGATTGACTTTTTTGAATAAAAGTTGTTAGTTCACTAATAATATCATAATCTTTGATAACTAACTTATCGTCTTCAATAATTGTTTTTAGGTTAGAACATCCAACTTTTTTAACTGTTTTGGACATTTTAATTCCAAGTTGAGTTTTCTTACCAGAAAAACCCTGACCGACCATTTGACCTGCTCTTCCTCTCATTGAACACATCAAAATATTATCATATTCCAAATCATAATGAAGAATACTTGAAACTTGCTCTCCGATATCATTTACTTCGGCAAGAACAAATGCTTTGTTGTATGCTTTTGCTATATCGTGAATGATATTTGGAAAAAGCATAGGTTTAATTTCATTGTTTCGATATTTTGCGACTACCTTGTATGGGAATTGACTAATATCAAATACAATAAAAGCAGAGTAATCATTACTCATTCCACGAGATACGTCCACAGTCATTAGATATGTGTGTTTTTCGATTGGATCTTCATAGACATCCATTCCTTTGCTTCTATTGAGTGGATCATCATAAACCATCATTCTAAGTTTTGATGGAGTAATCAAAGTATCAACAGACCCCAAGAATTCACACTCAAACTCTTGTGTGAACTGTCGTTCAGAAGTATTCGCAATAGTTTGTCGTTTCCACTCTGCGTCCCTTCCAGGCACCGCAGACCAATGAACTTCTAGTGGAATATAACCATTCTTTCCTCTTTCCGCATCGTGCCAGAGTTTATAAAACATATTCATCCCATTTGGAGTTGAGATGATAATAACCTTTGTGCTTTGACCCGAAGAAATAGTAGGATATACAGAAGAGAAAAATTGTTCTGCGATGTGATTTGGAATAAACGCAAATTCGTCCAAGAAAATAATGTTGAAAGAGTTTCCTCGAACAGCAGAAGATGATGTAGATGCAGCTACGATTTTGGAACCATTTTCAAGTTCCAATGAACCTTTATTCCAAGAACCAACACCTTGCTGTAACCACTTTGGTAAATTTTCATAAGACAGTTGTAATCTACCTAAAAGTTCTCTTGCTGTTTCTGCTTTGTTTGCTAGAATTGCAATTCTTATATTATCATTGAATAAAGCATAATGAAGAAGATAAGAAACAACAGTAGTAGATTTTCCTGTCTGTCTTGGAAGTTTTGCGATATTAAATCTATTTTGATGAAAGTTTGTAATTAGTTCTTCTTGGAAATCATACATATCAAACGGAACCAATCCGTGATCCAAAGAAACAATTTTCACATAATTTTTTGCAAAATGAATTGGGTCACTTTTGCATTTTAAGTATTCTTGAATTTGGTCTGTAGTAAATTCAATTTGGACGTTTTCCGCTTTTAAGTTTGGATTACCCTTATAATGTTTATCAATCATAAATTAATAGCCATACTTGCGACTGTTTCTTGTTGTTTAAAATAAAGTTTCACGTAAGATTTTGATATATTCTTCAAAAGTTCTACATCATCGCAAGAATCAATTTCCCTAGAAATTTTTTCATATTCAAAAATCTTAGAAAGATTATCTAATTTAATATCATTTGGATCCATTTTCATTTCCTGTGAATAGTAAAGGTTTTGTTGGGTCTTTTGTTGCTGGATTGTATGATAATACAATCGCACCAGGATATATCTTTCTTACTTCAAATGTGACCTGATCTTTTGGAGGTCTAGCAAATTGTGGGAAAAACATTTGAGCTGAAATATATTTTCCTCTCCAATTTAACAGAATACTATAAGTAGATCCACGAGACTGTATCCGTGTATATATTTCTTGAATATTTTTTAAATTTTTCATCTTTTTATAATTATATTTTTCTTTCATATGGGATGAAAAAATATTATGAATTATTTCCTTTGTATGATCGTGTGGTTCTACGGCAAAAGAATATACTCTCCAAAATTCAGGTCCATGTTTACATACGTGCATATGTTCCATTTTTTTACATTTTGGGCAATACCTTTCTTCTCCTCCATAAATGGGAGTGTCCCATTCATACGCAAGAGCATCAGTACTTTCTGATTTCGTTCCCCAATTTTTAGCACCAACTTTACGGCATTTAACAACTGCTCCAGAAGCATAAGCACTAGGCCAAACTTTATATCTTGATTTTACTTTTTTATAGCAAGCATCTTTTTCTCCAGCAGATTCATTTGTGGCAACCATTTTTGCCTTACCTTTTCTATCTGGATTTGGGTCTTCTCTTCTTTTTCTTCTTGCTGCTATGTCTTCTTCCTCATCTGACATATTTGCAGCCATTTTTGATGAACCACATTTTGGTTTAGTAGTTTGTCCTGGTTGACGGGCACAAGGTTTGCCTGCGTATCTACCACCCAACTGAACCCATCCTGGTTTCCCATCACTTGATTTACTTTTTGAAAACCAGTCATGAAGAGATGAATCACCAGATGCAGTTTCTTCACTAACACCTTTCATTCTTTCTGGTTTAATTAAATCAATAATTTCCAAAAATGTATTTCCATTTGCGTCTTCAATCGTAACTGTTTCCTTTACATCTTTGAACTTTTTGTGTTCTTTTTTCGCACTTGCTTCCATTTTTTTGAGACGAGTATAATAATCTGGTATTTCATCAAGATGCTGAAGAGCAATATCAGTTGCTAATGTTTTATCTTTTGTATGCTCATGCTCAATAGGAATTCCCATCTTTAGTTGATTTTTAATAAAAGACACATCCAAACGATGTTTTATTGCGATTGCTTCAACTGTTTTGTGTGATTTTACTTTAGGACACTTTGCTTTTCCGTGAGTGGGACAATCCATTCCTTTTGGACTTCCATTACAACTTGCCTCTAAAATAAATTCCTGAAAAGTTTTCATTAGAAATTTTTTAACTATTTAGAGTCCATTAGACCTTTCTTCAATAATTTTTGAAGGTCTGCTGTGGAACCAATAAAAACAGAATTATTAACAGTAGAAGGACCTCTATTGTCTTCTTCTTTAAGTTTCTTCATCTTGTGCTGTAAATCAATCAACTTGTCAGTCACATCACCAACATTTTTAATTAACTGACCTGCTACTTCATATGCTCTTGGACTATCACTTTGTTGTGCTAAATCCATAATACTATCAATTGCTTCTTGTCCTTTTTCAATTAGTGAATATAGATTTCCTCTTGTATATTCATAATCCTTATCACTCTCTTCCCCAGAAGTCGGTCTTGCTATTGCTTCTTTTGATTTTTTTACAATCTCTTTTGATACAGAAGTTGCTTCTATCTCTAATGCTTCATCTATATTTTCGAATTTACTTTTCATAATGATACATCAATCCCCTTTGTTGTACTATAAACTTTACCATCACCAAAATCAAAACGAGATTCACTAAATCCAAAATCATCGTCCATTTCAACTAATTCATTATCTGCTGTTGTGATCGCATTAATAGAATCCCCTTCACTGTGAGATTCAATTAATGTACCATCTTGTCCTCTCAATACAGTTAAAATATTTCCAGAAATATTTTTAATATACATTTCCTCATTACCAATCATAATATAAGAATCATCAACCAATGAAACAGCACTTGAAACATTAAATACAGTTACTTTATCGTCAATATTTTCGGCAAGTGTTGTTGTATTGTCATTGTTATAATCTTTAATTGCTCTTGGAGTAGCAGTATATCTCAATTGTCTTGATGCATTTCTAACATTTGTATTTGTATAATAATCAACTTGGACTTTTTTGATTAGTCCATCTGTACTATCAGCAATTGGTCCAAATAGATATGTTTTTGCTGTAAAGTTTAAAGTATAAACTAAAGCTCTTCTTTCTTTGTAATCACTTTCATAATTATCTTCCATACCAATTCCCTCCAGGACTACGGGAACATCTTTCTTCTCACCTATTGATGAGATTAAATTTATTGTTAGTGTAAAATTTGGTTGAAATGCTGGAAGAATTTGTTCTACAATTTGAAGCATATCATCATTCAACTTAGTCATAATACTAAGTTGAAATCCAATATTATAAGGAACAGGCATAAAAACTTTAACTTGCTCTGTTCTATCAGTAGTTTTTATTGCCTTGAATGTTTGCATAGCAGAAACTTTTCTGCTGCTATCATATTTCAAACTCGTCATCTCAAAAGACATTCGAGGAAGAGTCATCGCAACTCTTTTTCTCAAATCTGGTTTTTGTTCTACTCTTGCTAAAAACTTTTGAATTGGACCATAAGCAATAGGAACTTTAATAAAACTATAATCAGTACCATCCTGCTCCTCATGCTTGATATACACTTCATTAAAAAGTGTACCAAAAGCAATAATGGTTTTTCTGATTATTTCATTGTAACTATAAGTTCCTAACATAACAATAGAGTTTATTAATTATTTAGTAATTACCAAAAGGGTTCTTCTGCGAAAAGTCAACAATACCATCTGCTTCATCTTCAATTTCAATATTTTCAGAATAAGGGTCATATTCATCAAATGTATTGATTGAATATACTTTATGTGTTGCTGCTGCACCAACTATCAGTTCACCATTAGCAAAGTTTCCACCAACTATTGAAACTTTAAGTACTCTAGTATCCGCATCCCAATCTTTTACATATCCAGTAGTTCCAGTCGAAACACCTCTAACTGATTCATTAAACTCAAAATTACCAGTAGATATTCCAATAGGACTTGTAAGTGTAATTGTTGGGTTAACAGTATATCCAGCACCAGCATTAGTATAACGAATTGCTGTTACGATTCCAGTGACTGTTAAGACTGCTTCTGCTGCTGCGTTTACTCCTCCAGCAGGAGCAGTAGATATAGAAACAACGGGAGCAGATGAATATTGACTTCCACCAGAAGTAATATTTACAATTCCCAAAGTTCTAGAAGCAAGAACAGCAGTAGCAATTCCACCAGAACCAGATTGACCTACAATTGTAACTGATGGTATTTGCGTATAACCAACACCAGGATTAACTACAAGAATTCTACTAATCGAATCTCCAGTTCTTCCTGTTTTACTAGTCATAATAGCAACTGCAGTAGCATCTGTTCCTCCTACTGGTGCCTTTGTGATTTGAATAGTTGGTGTGGACAGATATCCAGTTCCATCATTAATCAAATCAATATATTGGACTGATTTGTTTAATGTAGAAGCAATAGAAACCGTAGCAGTTGCTCTGATTGCAGTATCTTTAACCATATTAATGGTTTGGATATAACCAAAATCTTGAACTGACCTATCAACTTCATCGATTCCAGTATCAATAAGTTCATCTTCGTATCTGAAGATTTCACATCTCAGTTCATAAACATAAAGATTGTTTAACTGATAAAATGGAACTTTTCCTTCTACATACTTAATTTCAAAAAGTCCATTATCAATTGGAAGATAAATTAAATCCCCTTCTTGTGGTCTTGTGGCAACTTTAATATCTGGATCATCCAATATAAATGGAGATATAAAATCTTCGTATCTTTCCTTTGAAATGATAAGAGTTAGTTCATCACTTGTTTTCACACCAAATTTTGATAAAATATCTCCTTGTCCCCCAAATCCATTAAAATTTGAAATATATGCTTCAATTCTAAAACTATCATCAAATTTTGATACTAAAACTTCTTTAATAATAGTTTTTTCATTAATTAACTGTCTGGGCATATAAACAACATCTTGCCCATACATTTTTAGTTGTTCATTAATTAAATCTTGAACAAGTCTTTGTTCGCTGGAAGAACCTCCCAGAAAATAGGGATTTAGTGGTGCCATTATCCTATCATATCCATTGGAGGTAATTCGTATTCTGTCTTGAGTTCTCTTTCAAGTTCTTCAATTTCTCTAATCGCATCATTTAATATTCTTTCACCATTCATCGTAATTCCACCAGGAAGTTGAACTCCATTAAACTTAATTAAATTCTGTCCCCATTGTCTTTTGATAATTGCTGTTAAATATCTTTTCAACCACCAATCGTTATATACTGCTGAGAAATCTGATGGGTCTACAATTCGAATACAATCAACAATAATATAACTATTTTCATTTACCATCGACCAGTCTATATCCAAATATAATCTATGTTGTTTTTTATTAAATCTTAATTGAACATCTGGAGTTATTAATCTGCTAATATCTTCCAAATGTGTTTTTACCATCGCATAATTTAATAAATCCAAAGCACCATAATAATACAAATCATTTAAGAATATTTGATATTTAATATTAAACAAACCAGATGATATAGTATTTGCATCTGATTTGAATACGTTATTTACTCCAATAATTGTATCTGGAAGTTGAATAAAATTAGTTGCCTCCTGATAAGTGACTGTTGTAATTCCAATAGGAGAATTTGCAGTTGAACTTGTAATACCTGTTCTTACTGTAGTTTTCTCATCGGGGAGAAGTTTGTGCTTTAAATATACTCTTGCCGCACCATCGTAATGCCTTTCGTTAAAATATTGAATAGCATCATCCACCAGGTCGTCAATTTGGTCGTCATCGACATTGACTTCCAAAACAGGATATCCAAGTTTTCGCAAACAATAATCAATTAATCCCTGACGACTTGATGGTTGAGACATTATTTAATTGAAGACTCTAATTATTTATCAGTATGTACCGCCATCAATAAATGGATATGGGTTCCATTCTTCTGTTGCTGAATTGTAAACAAGCACTGAATTATTTGGAATTCCAGCAGAAGCATTAATGTCATCTAAATCAGAAAGTTTCATTTTTAAATTTGCAACAGCAGAAACTACCCTGTTTGCGTTATCAGAACCAAGTCTTACTTTTATTAAATTGTCTGAATTAGTTCTTACTCTAATGTCTGACATTGTTTTTATGCAGTGGTAATTCCAGCAGTAACTAAAGCACTTCCTTCAACAACTCTTGTCTTTGTTGTTCCATTGTCTAATAATACATCATAACAATATCTTCCTGGTCTTAAAGATGATGTGATAGTTGAACCTAAAGAAATTTTAACTCTTCCGTCAGGTCTATTGGGAAAAGAAACTGTAAAAGCAGCAGAAGTGTTTAATGATGCTGGTGATTTTTTTAATTTTGCATATCCAGTATATCCAGTCAAATTCAGTGGAGTGTTTGCTGTTGATTCGAGAAAAAATGTCTGATTAAAATCAGCACCTCCTGGAATTGTTATATTAGATACATATATTGCCATTATGATAACTAGATAAAATCTTTCCTAATATATTTAGGATTTGTTTTCTAAAAGTTTTGCGAGTAATGATTTTATCTCAGTCAATTCAGTTTTTAAATTTTCAATCTCACCTTTTTCATCTAATGTAGAGTTTTTAGCTCTCAAATATTCTTGATATTCATAATCATTACAATTTACGATTGCATTTGATTTTTCGTCACGATACAATCCTTTGTGTCCTTCTACTGGTATCATATTGATGCAATTGCTCTTAGGTCTCTAATAAGTGGAACATATGATTGATTTTTTCCAGTCATAATGATTTTGATTTGGAATCCATTAAATGGAGTTATATTTTTACCAGTAAATTCATAATTACCAAAATCATTTAAAGTATTTGATGCTTGAACGAATCTATCAGATCGTCCATTATTTTTTGAAGAATTGATTACGTTTCCATTTTCATCAAGATTATCATACCCTGGGAAGAATTCATATAACTGTTGTGAATCTGGAGTATCGTTCCTAAGCAATCTATACATAACTCTAATATCATTTGATGAATGTCTATAAGCATCAAAGAGAACTTTTAAACTATCTGCTGATTTTTGTAGTTTTACAAGTTTAGAGACATAAATTGCTGCATTTGGATCACCATTTAATTGATTGACTCTTGGTTCTAAAACAAAATCAGAAACAGGATTATTAATTCTATTCATTATTGTGATTATATTTACTCTATGTAAATCAATCATTGGGGATACTTTTCTATCACCTGTTGATAGTAGAAGTTCCATAGTAAATGATCTATTTCCTGGTAAAGTTGTTAAGTTTGAAAGTTCATTTACTTTAGAATAAATCGCAGAAGTTTCACTTAACTGATTGGTAGAATTTAAAGATATATCTTCAAATCCTCTATCTGCAAATGAAATTTCATTTCCATTTACACTTGTTCCAGTTGTTGTTCTAATTCTTGCCCCAATTGATGTTGTTTCTGGTAATAATGTTTGTATGTTTGGTCTAATGCTATTGAATGTAATATTTTGTGTTGCTTTAGGTCCATTAAAAGATCCATCAGTTGGTGTTGATGAATATGTACCACCAGATTTAGTTTGTTTGAAGAATAGTTCTGTCCCAGAACTTCTATCAAGACCTGATTTTGATTGATCTATCTTTATGTGGTAAGAATCAAGTTCAATTGGATATTTTACCAAATCAACATCTGTAAATTTATGAGTTTTATTAATTCTTCTGAGTGAAACTCCATTAAACTCATATTTGAATACAGAAGCATTTGCTAAATGTAATGTTGGAACTGTATTATCAATTCCTCTTGTGATACCAGTTAACGTATTTCCATTAGTTCCTGTATATGCAATAATTTCATTATCAATAATAACATATCCAACATTACTATTTGAACCAGGAACAACAAGATTTTCAAATGTTGCTAAAGTACCAATAGAATTTAGTGTGATAGTACTATTAGAAGTAGAAGAATAATCAGCAGTCAGTTTTACAGGAGCAATATCAGATTCAATTCCACTCAAAGTAACTTGATTTATTGGAGAATACATTCCGTGATTTTGATGATTGACTTTGAAGTGCAATCCATCAGTAATATTATTAGTACTAATTACTGTTGCTCCTGGTATTTCTGTTCCATTATTGATGATTGTATAACCAGATGTTGTATTTACTTTTCCTTGAATATTATCAACAATAATAGAATTAACTGCTGAAATAATTCCAACATTGTTTGGAATAGTTAAAATAAGATTTTTTCCAAGATTACTTGTATCTGTGGAATTTACAGTTAGTGTATCACCAGGAGCATATCCAGTTCCACCATCAGTAATGGTCGCAGTAAGTGCTATACCAGAAGAAACAGAAAGATTTACCTTTGCGTTTTTCCCAAATCCTGTTAATGATATCAAATTTATATTTGAATATGTTGTAAAATTACTCGTAAATCCAGAACCAACATTTGTTAATGTTAAGGTTGAACCAATTCCAACTGCACCAACCTTAGATACGAGATTTGAAATAAAATTAGTATTAGTGGTTTGACTAATAGTGTTTCCAACACCCAATGAAGTTTGTTCGGAAGCAGATAAACTCTTTCCTAGACCAATTAATGCTGAATTTGAATACGCATTTAGTGGATTTTTTCTCAATGTTACAACTTGATTATTACCAATAGATAGATCTGGATTATAGAATCTAAATGATGCTGGTGAAGTTACAAAGTCTGCTCGATATAAAGTAAACTTCAAATCTTCTAAGGCCGATGGAGTCCAAGTTGCTCCATTTTGCGATTTAAATAATTCTCCAAGAGTTGGTTGTTTGGAAACAATAATTTTTTGAGAATCTGGTTTGTTTATAGTTGATACATCCGTTTCTCCCATTCTTGAAATCCATACATTATATGAATCGGAAGAAGAAAGCAATACAATTGAATATCCAGAACTAGCTTTTTCTAAATAAACTGGAGAAGGGAAAGTGAATGTAGTTGCAACAGTACCATCTTCGGATGTTTTAACATCTTTTGAATCTAATGTTACTTCTGCAAATGGTAAAATTGTTTGCGTTGGAAAACCAGTTTTCATTGTTCTGATTTGAAGTGTTACTGGAATTCCTTTGGTATCCTTTGTTTTGAAGAAAATATCACATTTTGTAATATAAACTCCATTAATATCAGCAACTTCAAAAGATTGTGCTAAAGGATCTACCCATCTGCTTGATGATGAGGTTGTTGTTGTAGAAGTATTGGATGAAACTAAATTAGTTGCAGATGAAGTAAGTGTTTGAGAATCTGTTTGTGGGATTCTTTCAACATTTGCATTTCTAATTCTAAGTGTAGAATTTTCAACATTATCCAAAGTTCCAGCAGAAGTAAAATTAACCTCTGCTGTTGTTTCGTCTGAAGTAACTACTGTAGAATTTGTTGAACTTGATGTTAAAACAAAAGTTTTTGTTCCAGTTTTAAACGATGGAGTTGATGGAATTTTTGGATCTGGAATAAACAACGAACCAATAAAAACTCCAGATTCATCTGCAACCAATCTCATATCAGAGATGATTGCAATTGCTCCACTAGTTTGTCCAACTAATTGCATACTTTTTGCAATACTACCATAAAAACCAGATGATACTTGCATTTCCAAACTTGCAGTATCAACATTTAATATTGTAGTTGTTGATGAGTATGAACTAGATAAAGAATTTTCTGGTAAATATGGATTTATTGAAAATGTTTCTGTTGGTGAATTATATGGACCATATTTGTGATTTTGTGATGCAAGTCTAAATCTAATACTTTTTGAACCTGAGGTTCCAACTACTGTTTCGCCAGCAGTAAAAGTACCACTAGACATCGTAACTTCAATTAATTTTGGTACAACATATGAAGTCATATCAACATTATCAAAAAATGCATAAACTCTTGATGATGGTTTTAATCTTTTGGCAATAATTTCAATATTTCTAGATCTCATTGTTGTTATAATTTCTCTAGAAACAATTTTATCTCCAAGATTTGTCGAATCAAATCTTTCAGTAACACCAAATTGAATTCCTTGCCTGGATTGATTTGTTGTTGTAGTTACTGTTTGATTATTAAATTCTATAAAATCACTTACTGTTGTTGTTGTATCAGTTACTATTCTTCTGCCACCACCTGGATCATAAGTTGATGTGGAACTTGTACTTCCAGTTTGCAATCTACCCAAAGATGGTCCATTAGAAGTATTAGTTCCAGTCCAAGTAGTTTCCCAAGAATTCCAATCAATTGGAGAAAGACCAGTATTACCATCTACACCAAGTTGTTGCATTGTTGTGCTGTAAGAACCTTCAATATCATAAGTTCTTTTAGATCTATTTGTATCAATCCAAGTATCACTTGATGGATTTAATTGAATTGAACCAATCCAGTTAATTACATT